CCATCAATCTTAACGGCTGGCGGTATAAGAGTCGCTGCGAGTGCAAGAGCATCTGGCTCGACTATCACGCCAACATTTACTTCTTTGAATGCGGCAACGACCATAACCCAACCAGCCGTTCCGTTATATATTCCTCCACCATACACTCCTGCACCATAGGTTTGCGTAGTCCAACTTGTCCCTATTGCACCGGCAGATGCTTGCAATGTGAATTGGTTACTGTCTGAGTATAAGCCATTATCCGTAGAATTTAATTCTGTCCCTGAATTACCAGTTGGCGTAAAATCTTCTGTATCGCCGAATACGCCAACAATAACGTCCCCATCCTCTGTGGTAGTGAGAGAAACTGACGGGCTGGCCGACGAATCAATACCTCCGCCATCAACATCTAACTCGCTTGTTTTCCCCGTTGCTACAATGTAGCTCGATACCTGAATATGAAGAGGGGTAGATATCGGATTAGGCACGCTGATCTCAAGTGCAGAACTCGTAGGAGGGTCTGTCATGTACCATAGCTCGCAACCCACTTGTGGTATAATGAGACGACGAAAATCAGCAAGACTTAGCGCTACACCATCGTACGTTGGAGCACTGCCTTGTCGCCCACCAAACGGACCTATAACAATTCCTACAACAAGAAGTGTAGCTCCAGAACCACAAGTATAATCAAAGGTTAATGGGTTTGTAGCGCCAGAGAACCGTAAATTATTATCAAAAGTATGGGCCATTTACAAGCCTATTTGTGATCTATCTTAACAATAAATGCTTGGCCCTGAAACGCCGTGCCAACATTGCGAAATTTTATAGCCGACGTACCATAAGTTAGTCCGAACCGCTGGCTATCGATAGCAGTAGCACTATCCACATTTACATCAGTAACCCAAAAATCTCCTGAACCATCTGCTACTATAGCGGATACATGCAAAATATTTGCTGCGGTTACGCCATGTGCAACATCAGTAGAGGCATCAGCATCCAAAGTCCCAGTCAGGTATTTGGTGGTAACTGCCGTCGGAGTACCGTTGATACTTGGATAACCATTAGCTTTTACGAAAGCGGCATCTGCAACAGTCCTGTCCCCATCTGCCGCTTCTGTTGCCGCCTCCAAAACTGCACCGTCTCGTATTTTCCCGTCATCTGCCAGCGAAACGTCAAGGAACGTATTTAAATCCGTTCCCCACGATCCTTCAGATGCGCCGGGTATTGGCTTATCAGCCATAATTTATCTCCTTATGCGAGCGTGATTATACCAGAAGCGTCCCATTGAATCGTAAATGTACCAGCAGCAACCGTTTTTGCACCGCCGAAGTCAATGGTGGCAATAAGGTCATTAGAAACAGACACATCGTAAAGCACCGCAGAAAAAGCAGTGAATGTAGCACTCGTCCACGCCTCGTCGTCCGCATCCCACGAAGTTGTGGCCGCTTCCGTCACTGCCTTATTATCCAACGCCTGTCCACCCTGAGTATAACCGCCTGTAGTAGCTAATTCATTATCTGTCGCGTAGCCCGTGTCCGTTGCCGTAAAGTCATGGTTAATGTCGTACAGAGCAACATTGATCGTGTCTGCTTCCAAGTCAACCTCTTTGTTCATTAGATTTGCCTTGAGGCGATTATAGATTCCTGAACCAGCCATGCTACACCTCTACTTTCTTTGCTTGAATTTGTAAACAGGGAACTTTCACAACGACATCGACTCTGCCATTTCCGCGAGGTATTTCCTCTGCCGTTGTTTTAATAACACCGTTTTCGACTTCTACCAGCTTGTCTCCAATTCTCACTTTCATTATTACTCCTTAGCTAATTTGATGAACCGGGTTCCGGGCCGACGCTCTATCGACCCATATATTCGCGGTATGAAATTCTCCAACTTACGGCACAGCGACTTATATTTCTCAATGTCGGACCGAGCATCAATAAGAGGGGTCGCTACACCGCCGTTCAAATTCACTATTGGTATATTTATCATTAGGTCTCATCGTAAACATTAAGTACTTTGCTGCCCTGGCCCGACAACGTGCCCAGTGTTATTTCCGCGTTTCCACTCCAATTTATCTCGCCTTGAGCTATTGAAAAATCGTCATCGTCGGGACTGGCTCCAGCTTGCACAAACACAGCAACCGTATACAAACCGAGAACAATGTTACCGTCTGAATCAAAATCTCCTACATAATGACCGTCCGGTACATTTTCTGCCATAGCAACATCGTAATCGTCAGCATCCCTGCCGCCAGTACCCCATTCCTCAGACGATGAACCATCGGACAGAAATACATCTCCATCCGAAGTCCATCGGCAGAAATATAGCGTATTACCCGTAATCGTATTGTGTGCTACTTCTCCGCTCATTATGGAACTGCCGGTCTAAGCCCGGTCCCGCCTCCACTAATCCTTGCTTCCACCCACGGTCTACGGTTTATTCTACCGATAGTATTAGTTTCCTGTCTATCTAAAGCCCTGACTCTCGGCATAACGAGTCTAAGTTCAGTTACAAGAACCTGTTGGAGTTTCGGATTGGCCCCGGAAAGCGGAGCTACCAATTTCAATGCCAAATGCAGAACCAACACTTCCACAAACAACGAATCAAATTCATCGGGGTCTTCGACTTTCTTTATATATCTTATATCTACCGATGCTTCGTTGGTTAAAATCCGCTGCCCTTCAATGGCAAAACTTAACTCTGTATTTCCCGTTGGCGTAAAATTATCACCCCATACAGATTTGAGTCGCATGAAATCATCCGGAAGAATAAACTGACTGTCCCATTCAAAAGCCGGATCTGTGGTATCTTGAGTCAATTCGGCTCTTGCGGAAGCAAATCGCCAATAATGTGAGCGAATCAATGAATCCCGCGTCTGCTCAAAATGCAGTCTACATTGTATAGCAGATGGAATGTTCTCCGTAGTATCGGCAAGGTTCTTTATCTGCGATGCCCCTATCTTGCCAAGCGCCATATTGCAAATATCTGTATTCGTCATACTCCATGCCTCCAACGGCTTATTTCAAACATGCTTTTTGCGGCATCGGCAAGTTTTTCTGTATTAAACAACATGACTTCTCCGATTTTGCCGTCCCACGCACTGTCACTTGCGGCATTATCGCCAATGGCGAGTGAATCGCCGGCGTCCGATGTACGGGTATCACTGCCCGGCTCTTGATCTGTTGCTACAGCTACTGCAACGCCATTCACATAAACAACTGGCACATCAATAGATTTGTCAGCAAAATATACGAGAACAACATGCTCCCACACGCTACCCGAAACATCAAAAGACCAAATGCCATCATCGCCAGTGAAGACATGAGTGAACTTCATGGAGTTCTGGGCCGAATTTAATTGCAAGGACCATTTCTCTTTAGTAATAGCCATGCCCACATCGCCTTGACCTTTAGCAGTACTTCGCAACCAGATACTTATTGTTCCTGTAGCATCAAAGATATTATCAATCGTTGTTCCGCTCCCGCAACTTATCACATCGTCCACGCCATCGAACATAAACCCCGGATACGCCGGCAATGCATTGGTTACAGTTCCCGTATTTCCGTTTAGGGCATAATCAAACACAGTCGCAGTTGTAGTCAGCCCTGCCCAGAGTTTGTAATGGGCTACCAGTCCGACAGTGCTTATCTGTTGCTTGCGATATTTCTCTTTCATTAAATACCTCGTAACGCGACAGTCGTAGTATTCCCTCCCGCGCCAGCAGCAGCAGACGGTTCAACACTAACGTCAATCGTACCCGATAGCGGCAGGTCAACACTAAAATTATGCGTTGCGTTTTCCGCTAATTCACCAGAGTCAAAAACGGTACTGTCGTCATTGTCTTTAACGAGTACCTGGGACGTAGTACCAGTAGTGGTTGTATGTGGTATCGTTATTGTTATATGCCTTATGATACCATTGAACAGAATTGCTTCTGTTACAGCCTCATCGCCAGTTGCATCGTGAACAGACGTGGCAACGATGTCCCAAACATCTTCACTTCGCTTCTGGTTTGTGGCAAACGTTGTATTTGTGGTGACGGAAATTGATTGAGTGCCCGCCATAATATACTCCTTAAAATATGGGGACGCCCGAAGACGCCCCCGATTACTTAACGTCTCTTACAGCAAACGCAACCCTTTTCCTCACTTATACTGCCGCACTTCTCGCAGACATAAGTAGGTTTGGGTACTTTTGCTTTAACCGTTTTTGCTTTTGCCATAACAAATTTCCTTTCTGGCTACGCCTGTAACCTGTATGGAACTTCGTCTGTATCAGGCCCGCCAGTACCAGTGATGATGTTTGCAACGGCCCTGGCAAGATTGAAGTCATAGCCGTTAGTGACAGTCGATGTATCGACATCGGTAATCATCCTGTTACCAACCACAAGCAAACCATTGTCCTCTTCGTCGTTTTCTGAGTCGATTCCAATGCCTACCGTGTGCATAACATTGTCGATAGCCCAACAGTTAATAGCCTGGGCATCAGTGGGATCGAAGTCAAGGCCGATACCTCCACTGTGAATACGACAATTCTGCAACAAGAAGTTAGTAACGCTACCGGCAGCAATCTTAATCGCCGCCGTCGCAAAACCTACTCCAGAGGTGTTTGGGTCAAACACGCAATCGACGATTCGCATATCGTGCGACTGTGTTGCCGTTATGCCAAACGTAGCACCATCTACCGCTGAAAACTTACAGCCAATGAACTGAATCCCGTTCTGGTCTGCAGGGATAGTTACAATAGAAGCAACAGATGAACCATAGAACTCAATATTGATGAACCTGCAACCATGATACGTGTCCTCAGTAGTCGCCTCAAGTACATGGGTTCCATCAATACGCGTGTGCGTGTGCTGGTTCGTACTTCCCACGCCGATAACGTCGGTTTTCTCAGCGAACTTTGTCAGGTCTTCCTCAATGGCGTCGCCTTTGACATAGACAGTATTTCTGCCAGCCCACTGCCTGTCGGCACTTCTGCCAATATCGGTATGAGCCGCAGCCAGTCCCGTCGCAAGCAATTTGTATGCAGATGCCCAACTTTTGCCGTCGCCACCGTCATTGACCTTGTTGCCGTCAACGTAAAAAATATCTCCCTGCAACTCAGCATTGCCCAGTGTGGGGATAATAGGAGGGTTTATTAAACTCATTGCAATACTCCTTTCTTACATTCCAGCTATATTAAGGTTAACTAAACCGGCTTCATCTACTGCGCTGTCATAGAGACAAACACCAAGAAGGATATCGGTTGCGAATGTTGAAACCAGCCCGATTGTACCGACTGCTGTACCGCTGTCGATATGACCGACAGGATCGCCAATAACAACATCGTCGCCATTGTCCATAAGCACCGAAACAATACCTTTGGTCTTAGCCCAGAAGTAGAAACTCGCAGGAATAATCGTCAGCGTTACGCCAATTATTGCTGCGGTGAGAACTGCCGGTTTAACAATAACGTCTCGACACTGATTTTTCCATATTGTCAAGTCGTCCGTCGCAGCAATAGCAGTTCTAAGTCCGCCAGCATCGGCTATCTCAATACTCATAACAGTATCGGTAGTCGTGAATTTGTGGGTCTTGATGGTGTATAGGTCACCCATGGCAGCGCCACCATCACTCACAAGCAAGTACCCGTCAACAAGGTCGCCATCACTGATACCTGAACCAGTTGTGAATAGAGCATTAAACTTCTTGTCGCCAGCACTTGCGCCAAACGCTGTTTGAGTAGAAGCCTTTTGCTGTGCATCTGGCGCGGATGACTGGATAAGTACAGCCTTGGCTATCTGAGTAGAATCAGCCTTGCAATACTTATACCTTTCGCCTTGGTCGGTCTCGTAAACTGCGCCCAGCATGTGCTTCTGGTCTACTGTAGGCGTCCAGATATCTGCCAGTGCCGTCATCTGCGCAGGTTCCTGCATCCGACTTCTTCTGAAACTGTGATTATAATTATCATGACTCATTTGTAACTCCTTAAAAGTTTTAGGTCTTAACCGGCATACTAATTAACCGCCGACCCGTTAATATTTACGCTACTGCTTCAACGTATACAACACGATCTTCGTCCCGTCTCATTGCACCCATGTTCATGTGAACATAAATCTGCTTCGAGTAAGACAAAGTACTTTCGATACTGATTTCGGTAGAAATCATGTCCTGTACACCAAGAATAAGACCACTCTGCAACCAGAACGGGCAACGAACAACGTTTGTATCGCCATCAACATCATTATTCGTACCGGCAACAATCTTCGTGGATACAATCCAGTTAATACCGTGCCAGTTGGGAATGATGCGACCAGTTGTAAGCGGCTTACCGTTACTGAAGTCGTTATTGACGTATTCATTCTGACCGAAAAAGTTTGTGGCTTGACGCGGGCTAATAGCACCCCATATCGGGGTATTCTCATCAGCATCAAGAAAAGCGAAATACTCTCTGACGAGCTCCGTCTTTTCGATGGTCATGCCCGTATCGGCTGCACTTGCGTTGCCAACTGCTGTATCGAACGCAATGGTGCGGCCGGTATCTTTGCCGGTGTACTTTACATCGCCATCCTGAGATGCCCATGTAATCGTAGTGCCGCCCTTGGACGTTCTGCCGGAAACCACAGCCCCGTCGATAGAGGCAAGGATAATATCGTCCTTTTTCCGGTTCACAGCATTGACAAATTCCACCATAATATCAGACGTAGGCTCAACAACCCTGTTTAGGTCATCGTCCTTGTCAATAAGTACAGCCTGATGGAATGGCGTGGTGTTTACCCAACGTCTCTCAGTGGTGATGTCTTCGATTGGCGTTTGTGGGTTACGTTCCGTTTTTTCAGTTAGCGACAACCGACCTATCGCATCGAACGCCTTATCTTCGGCGTTTATGATAGGTTTGATGTCAACTCCCTGCTGGAACTTTGATTCCGACTGTTGCAGGAGGTGATAGAGAGTATTGTCAAACTGATCGACAAAACCCTCCGGTATTCCCGCGCTTAAAATTCTGCTCATGTTAATCCCTTTCTAATTAAATTGACTCTTAATCGGAAAGGGTAACCTAACGGCTCTTTCCTGCCTTATCGCTGGTTAGGCGGACAGAATCACTGTCATCTCTGGGCTCTCTTGCGAGGGTATCCCACCAAAGATGTTCAGGCTCGCTATGCGGGTAACCTGACTTTTACTTTCTCGTCATGCAATTGCCTTAGTTTTTTCATTGTTGATGCGTGTTCCGGGTGCATCGGTTTCATAAACGCATCGGAGTTCATTATGGCGTTTATCTTGTCTTGTACATCATCGGGCGTAGCAGCCTGTTCCGCTTTCGGCACGAAACCAGATTCGTTAAAACGGCTGCCCAGATTCCCAAGCAATCGTACAAGGTCGGGGTCTGTTCCATATTTAGCGACTACCCTTGCCTTGAAATCGGCATCGCCTTGAGCTCCTTTTTCTATTGCCAGATTCCCATTATGTTCAAACTGAGTAAAGGCATTGCCCTTCTCTGCAAGCAGAGCAGCTTTCAATTCTGCCACAGCGGTATTCTGGTTATTAGTTGAGTCCGTAATCTGCTGCGCAAGGTCGGCGTGATAAAATTCCATTATACCGGCAACCTGTTTCGGATTAAACCTGAGTTCGTTAAACTTATCCGAATACCTTTTCGCTCTGTCGTCGCTCCACAACCCTTCGGGCAATCCTTCCGGGGCCGCAATTTCTATTGGTTGATTCGTCCATCCTCCGGCAGTATGATAGGCGTCCCAGTCCGCGTCGCCAAAATTGTCCGATGGCTTACGTATCGTCTCGCCGTCAATCATCTTGTCCGAATTGATTATGGTAGCCAGCATACCCTGCACGCTCTTTACTCGGCCACCGGCAACTCTTGCGTGACCTCGTTGGTCCTCTGTCAGATAGGCGCCTTCCCATCCTTCTTTGAAATTCCCTTCGCCGTCAATAAACGACTGTGGCGCAGTGTCAGTCGTTTCGGTAGTTGTTGTTTCCGTAGTCTCGGTAGTTTCTTCGCTCATAATACTGCTTTCTCCTGTTTATCTGTATCTAACTTTTTCGCCATCAACCTTCTAATGTGCAGAATGACATATCTTTTCCCACTATTAAACGCAGACCCCGACGGATCGCCCTTAACAAAAGTCAATTCATTTTCATAACATTCTTTGCTCAAGTTCTTCAATACCAGTTCGGCACTTCTCTGGGCGAACAGTTCGTGAAACGCTGCTATTGTCGCCTTCTTTTCCTGCTGTCGTCTCTGTATGTCTTCTTCTGCCGGCTTATTCATCGTCGGTTTTTTGTCCCTTAAATACGATGCCTTTCCGTTTACAGTTTACGAACCATTTTTCACAAGTTATGTTCTCCATGCCTAACCCGGACACATGCTCGAACAATGCCTTCCTGCATATTTCCGTTGCCTCTTCTGGCCGTACTGTTATCTTGATGTCCTTGCATTTTGTTTTCGTGGCTTCGATATCGCGGAGTACATCTACTTTCTTTCTGTGCCATAATGGAATATTAAGTCTCTTCGCTTCTTCTCTCCAAGTCATTATGCTGCTCCTACTAATGCTTCTGCCGGACTACCCGATTCCGGTGCCTTGGTAGCACTCTGGTAAGCCTGTCCTGCCATTTGGGCTATTTGCAATTCCAGTGCCTGCTGTTTTTCCAAGGCACGATTTGCACGTTTGGCTTCAACTTCGTCCTCAGACGCCATATCATCTATACTCACGCCAAGCGTAACACCTCTCCGTTTGTAGCCGCCGTCTA